TACGCATCCCTGTAAAATCCACATTCTGAGCCTCGTCTAGCAACACAAAACTATTCTCAAATGTACTTCCCCTCATATAAGCTAATGGTCTAAATTCAATAATATGTCGTTTAAACAGATATTCGGTAAAAGAAGCTCCTAATCTCTTGTTTAAAATATCTACCATAGGCTGTAAATAAGGCTGTATCTTCTCGTCTAATTCTCCAGGAAGAAACCCTAATTTTTCGCCGGCTTCTTGTATAGGTCTAGTTAGTATAATCTTATTGATTTTCTTTGCTTTTAATAGTTCCGCCGCATAGGATAAAGCCACATAAGATTTACCTGTACCAGCATGACCAGTCCCAAATGTTAAAACGTTATTTTTAATAGAATTCAGGTAACGTTTCTGATTGTGGGTAAGAGTAACAATTTCTGCTGGTTGTAATTCATCAAGCTCAAAGGTTGGAGCAGATTGGCGACTTTTCTTAGGTTTAGTAGACATCAAATACATCCTGTAAAATTTAAACAAAAAAAACGCCCACTATCAATTAAGACAGTGAGCGTTGCATTAGATGATACTCATCGTAATCATACGATGAGTTTACCTTGATTTAATAACTGTATAGTGCCAGGATGATACAGTTTAGTGTATTCCTCAGACAATTTTGGATCTGGTTCAGCTTTAGCCGCAACTGAAGATTTATAAATAGTCACTTTCCCATCAACGGCAAAAGCAATAAATGGAGCAATTTGAACTCCAGATTGGCCATCAGGATTAGATCCAATAACAATATATGCTGGATATAGCGCCACATATTCTAATTCATTTTCAGATTCAACTCTAGTAATTACATCTTCACCGGTTGTCAATTTAAGCGCAATCACATTAGCCATATATTAATTTCCTTCAGTCAATAATTGAGGTTTAGATTTCGTGTTAATCGGAATCTTTTTCGGATTAGATGATTCCGGAATAACCTTTCTGATATAGATACTCAATAATCCATTTACCATTTCAGCACTCTTAATTACCGAATCATTACTCAACGTAAACGTTCTAGCAAATGATTTAGAACTAATGCCTTTATAAAAATATTTGGATTCGTTTGTATCATTCTTAGTATAAGAAACAGTCAATACATTTTTATCTAACAGGATTTGAATGTCATCTTCCGATATTCCGGCAAGAGCAATTTCTAATGCAGTAGTTACCTCATCAACATATTTAATGTTATATGGAGGGTAATTTACCTTTGATTGTTCGACAATTTGGTTATGAAGCTCTTTTAATACTAATAATGGGTGTGTCATTTTTATCTCCTTTAAAGAAAGCAAGAATTGTATTCCTAATGGCAATACAAGTTAAAGTGGCTCAACTTATCGTATTGAGGATGGTAGCTTCTATTGCTACACGGTCAGTTCCGTTGACGTAGAACTATCCTACAACTATACAGTAGCGAATCATCGCCTACTGTTTAACAATTCCATTTTTTTAAGGCTAATGCCTTTCTTGTTGGTTTACCGTTTTCATCTTTCATTGGTCCAGGCACACCACTCATCCTAGCACAAAAACTTTTGCGTCTTTTTGCTGCTCTGCTATCAGGATCTAATTTACTAGGTGGAGTTGTTACTGCCATCTGTAATTTACTTCCTGGATTCGCTTTTCTATGAGCATCAACGCCTTTTTGCGTCAACCCGCCAGTAGAGCTTTTATGTCCTTTTGCGTCAATAGCGTATTCTAATAACTCTTCGTCGTTAAAGGCGTCAAATACGTCCCAAATATATTCACTGGTAAACCCGTTTTCTGTTGCGTATTCCTCAATTACATTCTCAATCATATCAAACATTTCGTCAGATGATAATTCAAAACTTTCATTAGCAACACAATTATTAACCAATTTACCGCCTTTCATCTTAGTCCCTTCTTTATGCTTATTTCTCCAGCATTTAAAACTAAGAGGGTTCTTTTCTTTTAATTCCATAAATTTTCCTTTATTATTTAAGAGTATTTATAGAATTATTTAGGCGTATTAAAGGCGAATAGAGGTTTTATTCCCTATTCGCCATAAAGTTAATCACGAGAAAAATGGTGCTGCCATTTGTTTTTTACGTGGGACGCAGCAATCGCCACCGATCTTAACTTTCATTAAGAACCATATAATGGAGCCGGTACGCAGAATCAAACTGCGATCTAAAGATTACAAGTCAATTGTAATTATCATTATACTATACCGGCGTTATTTGGCTCCCAGAATAGGTAACGATCCTATCTCATTCTCCGTTAACAGCGGAGCGCATTCACCATGATTGCTATCTGGGAAATATTATAACTAATATTTATCGGAAGAAGTGAGATTCGAACTCACGGAGGGGATAAACCCTCGACGGTTTTCAAGACCGTTGCTTTAAGCCTCTCAGCCATTCTTCCTATTACTGGTGGAGTCTAAGGAATTCGAATCCTCGACCTTTCGCATGCTAAGCGAACGCTCTACCAACTGAGCTAAGACCCCTTTAATCATTTATCTTACTATTATTTAGTAGATTTTTAAAATGGAGAGGGATAAGGGAATCGAACCCTCACTAGGAGATTGGAAATCTGCTGTTCTACCATTAAACTAATCCCTCAATTATCAAGTCATATCATTTAACTATCAAGTCATGAGTATTTTACGGAGTTACATGTGCTGTCTAGTATGACCACAAACCCGACTAGAATGTAATACTCATGCTTCATAATGCTTGTCTTTCCAAGCGGTCAGTTCTTTTTTGTACTTTAAGGCTTTCCGCAGAACATACATTTGCCACTTTTGATTGGTAGTGTTTCCAATTTCAGTATATTATAATTTAGTTATAAGATAAAGTAAAGATTTATTTTAGAGAGCAGCAACAGCCGCTACTTCGCCAACTTCAGTTAGAACCGCGATAGTTTCAGCACTGGTAGCAACTTCAGCTACAGTGCCAGCGGCGGTAACAGTTCCTTCAACAACCGTTTCTCCAGTTGAGACAATGGTATCATAAACAGTTTTTGCGGCAACACCAGTAGCAATATCAACAACGCCGTTACCTACTTTCTCAGCTTCATGAGTTATGCCATGAGCTAAATCAGAAAAGAATCCCATAATAATATTACCTTAAGAAAGATTAGTTAATTTATAAATTGTTTCGTTGTTTAAAGATTGGAGAGTATCAATTATATTTTGTATTTCATTTTCAGAGCCGCAATCTTGTCTGTTAGCGTCGACCCAAGAACGAATGGAAGTAACCAATTGGATTGGATCAGAAGGGTTATTGACAAAAGGATAATCATTAATGATCCCGTTGCGCCCTTGATGATTTTCCGCAAGGGAGTCAGCAATATCGATAACATTATTATAGAACTCCTGTAACGCTTTATGAGCCGCATAACTTTTTGTTTGTAAATGGGCAATATGAGCTTTATTTCTGGCATCAAACAATAAAGCAATCAATTGTGGCATTTTATTCATTATTAAATCTCATGTAATTAAAGGGTTAAGAATTTGCGCTTAACCCTGATATATTATATTTATTGTTCAGTTTCTTCAGAAACAGATTCTTCCGCTTGAGCGGCTTCTACTTGAGGATTACCTTGGAACTGGATTTTAGCGATTAATTGGCTAACATCGCGGAATGGTTCTTCAGCTAGAGTTTCAAGGATAAAATTCACTTCGTCCACGGTCAAATTTAATGTTATATTCATAATGTAGTTCCTATAATAATATTAAGATTTACCAAGATTATATTTGGGACATAATTCCCATTCAGATTTTTCTTGGAATGATAGAATTTTGATAGTGTTTAACGAACAAGTTTCTAAATTAGTTTTATTCACAATTTGGAGTAAATCCCAATCATTTAACAATCTAGCAATAGTGTTTCTACGTTTAATATCATCAGATGTGATTGTAGTAGGTTTGTCATCTAGTTCAAATAATTGTTTAAAATGAACCAAATAATATTTTCCTTGTTTATGTAAGATATGAGCCGTTTGATAGAGTTTCTTTTCTTGTTTAGAAGCAATACCAATGCGACTCAAGGTTTCTTTAACCTTTAAAAAATCATCAGGTTTCTTTAATGTGATTTCTAATAAGTCATACTTTTCCATGTTTTTGTTTTCCGCCCGAACTCATTTGTTCCCGAATCTCAGCTAACTGTTTTTCCGGTAACAATTCAAGCGCCAACACCCCTTTCCGTTTGCTGTAATTATAGTATTCACATACCAATTCTAAGTCGTCTGACGTTTCAGATTTCTTAACCCATTTTGAAAATCGTTTCCGCTTTTTGATAGAATGTATCAAAAAATCATTCATCATATCCTTCGGCAAATCAGGATAACGGTTCATTTCATTAGCCTGTAATACCGTATCAAGAAAATATGATAATCCTCTGTTAATAATAAAGGGAACATACTCCTTCACCGACTGATCATCTACTAATAAGTTTTCTTTGCTATAATTAATTGCCGTAAGATAATCGAACAATTTAGCCACATCTAACTCCCATAATATAAATTTTCAATGATATTACTATTTATATGATTTTAATCTTCTACAATATAAATAACGAAATCAGGAAACATCACTTTTAATTGGTCAACCAATTCTTCTTTAGAATCAGATCTAGCTAGGTATTTGGAGGTCTTATTATTATAAGCATAAAATACATATGACTCCTCCTCAATTTTAACCCAAATAGATTTTGGTTGATTATTAGCAGAAGAGGCTTTACCGTATAGAATTCCCAACAGGAAAGACGCAATCATCAAACAAACAGTAGAAATTCCATATGTCATAATTTATTTAGTGTATCAATAGGATGTAAGAAAAACTTAATAATCTGTTCAGTTGTATAGAAAACGCCGGTTAAAGCATTAATGATACAACTAACGACCCAAGCAAAACTAGAAATTAATTTACTCATTTAAATACCACCGAAGACATTATTTCAGTTAACGCCGCCATTACATTTAGTTCTTGGTCGGCAACAAACGCAGATTTATATGAATAATCAGCCATAATTAATATCAACTGAGGAATAGAGTTAGTTTCAATCAATGTATTAGAATAATCATATAAGTATCTAAACAAAGGTACGGTATCCACTTCATTAGAACCTACCCATTTTCTTACTTCAGTAAAGTTTTTATCTTTTAAGAACCCAATTAAAGCCTTATAAGAATCGTCGGTAAAATTAGATAAAATACCAGAATCAATTTTACCGGAAACAGAATACCGCTGTAATTCATTAAGGACTCTTCGGTAATCTGGAAAATATTTAGTAACAACTTCAGCTACAACTTTCTGATCAAATTCTACTTTTTCTTCAGTAAGGATACCGCAAGCTCGTTTAAAGAATCTGGCGGCAATCTCTTGTTTTTCATTTTTATCTATAGCAAAATTAATAACTGTACATCTTGAGTGAATCGGTTCAATTAATTTTTGGGGGAAATTACAAGTAAGAATAAACCGACAATTTGCGCTGAATGTTTCGATAAACCCTCTAAGAGCCGGTTGAAATGAATTACAATTATGAGTAACAATTCCATTGCCGGTAACAAATGTATGATTTTTATTTACCGTTAGATTAATTACAGTTCTAACGCCAGTAGGTTTAATCGATTTCGCATTAACAAATTTCATAACAAAATTCCTTCATATACTTTTTCAAAAGTGTCTTAATTCTTGAATCAGGAGCGGTTTTAATCATTTTATCAAATAGTTCAATCGTCAAATTTGATTTAAAAAAGTCTTCATCGCAAATTAAAACTTCATAATCATTTTCTATAGCGTAATCGTATAACGCATCAAATTTATCTACATTTTCAATTTGTAATTCTTTAGGTTTAACTTCTACCAAAATCTTTTCGTCTAGACAAAAATCAACAATATAAATTCTATTTTTATTATGTTTAATAGAGAAATATGGTATCCGTATAGTTTCAAATTCTATAAGACTATATGTTTCCTTAGCATAAATATAAAACATGTATTCCCAAGTAGATCTAAACGGATTACCCTCAAATTCTATTCTAGTTTTACACCAAGAATTCGTAGTATTAGGAACAAAAGATCCATCTAATATTTTACTCTTTAATAATTCAGATTGTTTAAGTTTTCTAGATTCTAGGTATTCGTATCTAGAATTTTTATCTCCAGTTTGTAAAAATTCTTTATAACAATCTGGGCTACAATAAACATATTTAGAATCTCTGTTAGAAATAAAATTATCATTAGAATCAAGTTTAAAAGAAAACTTAATAGGAACATCACAACCGCAAACTGAACAAGGTTCGTTAGAATCTACATAATCCAATTTATTTATCAACCCATACGCATTTAACAATTTTAAAGTATGGTTGACTAAACGCCCTCTGTTCAATACAATATTACAGTACAATTGACTCTTTTCGTCATATAAAACTTTTACAGAATTTTCTCTGCTGTACGAACGATATATTATACGCTTAAAATTATCGTAAAGTAAAGAAGTTGGAAAATATTTTATTTCGCCCAAAGAACATTTTCTAGAAAAGTCATAGTTACTCATATTTTTCAATGAATGCGTATAATTATCTATAGAATAC